AAAATTATGAAGAACTTTTTGATCGAAAAACTCGGGGGATATACAAAGGATGAGATGATGAAGGGGATTGAATATACTCTCGAGAGTGTTAATGAACTACTCGATGGTAAGGGGGTAGAGTGGAAAAGAGAATTACACTAGACTCAGTGCTCAGTAAGATTCGTGATATCTACAACAAGAACGTTAAGAGCGAACCAGTTGAAGACAAGAAGCCAGTTGCTAAGAAGCGTGCATCAAGGAAGACTTCTACAAAGCGTAAAGCAATCATGAAGTCAGACACTACAAAAAATAACTAACTATATATGTCAGTAAAAAAAACATCATCAAAAAAATTAGTGAAGTCACCTATCAAGGTGACAGCAGAGCAGGAAGCACTCTTGCATCTTAACAATGCGAACAAGAAGCTTACGCAGGACATCGCAGGGATGCAGGCGTGGATGAAGGTAACACAGGACATGCTACTCGGTATCGCCCGCTTAACAGGACTCGACGCTAAAGCATTCGCCAAAGCTATTGATGAATCAGAGCGTAATAAAGCATTCGAATTAGATACGGTTGATAACCTTAAGCAACTACGTGCAAGTGCTGAGAAGAAGGTAAGTAAGTCAGTTCCAAAGCGTGCAGTCGATGCGCCAGTAGTAAAAGCTAAGAAGACAACAAAGAAATAATATGTCATACATCGTAACAATTACCGCTTCAGGCGGTAGCAAGGAGAAGGTTGAAAACGTAAATGATGTGTCTTTTGTGAGCGAGTTTATGATTATGTGTATGTCAGATATGAAGACACGTATTGTTCGAAGACTATCACAGATAGAAGAATACAAAATCGTGGAGCAACCAGTTAAGAAGGTGTTAAAGAAGAATTAATGAACGACGGAACATACAACGAAGGGGAACCGATGCAGGAAATACAGCTGACTATCAGGTGTAAAGTAAAGCACAATCCGGGAACCAAATCACATCTCAAAGTCCTCGCCGTCTCACACTTCGCACCGAAAGGTATCACGATAGTGGAGGAGGAAGGTAAACTAATAACCTATGTCTAAAACAACATCAACAGCAAAAGAACTAACTCTCTGGTCATTCGATGACAAGGGTGTTTGGGGTGAGTACGTACAGAAGCGTATCCCTAACCCTGTAAACCTATACGCTCATCAACAGCGTATGGTAGACAGCTCACCGGACAAGCACCTCCTCGCCTTCAGTACTGGGACGGGGAAGACAATAACAGCAATCTCCCTTGTTAACAACAAGGAAGATTGTGATACCGTCTTAGTAGTCTGTCCGAAGACAAACGTAGTGCAGTGGGCAAGAGAGATCGAGAAGTATATTGCTGAGGGGATGTATGTATCTGTTATCAGTAAGGAAGAGTTCAAGAAGCAAGTGAAGTTCCTCGACCGGTACGATGCAGTCATCGTGGATGAGGCGCATTACTTTGCGGGAATGAAGTCACAGTTAGCGAAGTCACTCTTTTGGTATATGGAGAAGCATGACATTAAGTACAGGTACTTAGCGACAGCGACACCATATCTATCATCACCACTCAATATCTTTACCCTAGCGAAACATCTAGGGTACAAGTGGAACTACGTGAACTTCAAGCACAAGTTCTTCTATGAGATAAATATGGGAGGACGTGTGATACCACAACTACGACCGGATATGGAGGGGGAGGTAGCGAAGCTCGTACAACTAATAGGTACGACGGTGGATATGAAGGAGGTAGCAGTGGTACCGGAGCAGACGTATGGAAAGGAGACAGTGGAGCTCACCGATGAGCAGTCGGCAGCGATCGAGGAGGTATTCGATCCACAGTTCATAGTGAGGTGGACGAAGAAGCACCAGATCGAGAACGGCTTTCAGTACATGGGGAAGTTCAATAAGGATGGATTACTTGAAACATACAAGAACAATAAGGTTGCACGGCTCGTCGAGTTAGCGCGTACTGAGCCGAAAATCATCATAGTGTGCCGTTACAAAGCACAGATACAGTATTATGCAGATAAGATAGGAAGGATGCTTGATGAGAAACCTATATATATTCTTGATGGTAATAGTAAAGATAAGCAGTCGGTGATTGATAGAGCTAATGCTGAGAAGACATGTGTGCTTCTCGTACAAGCTTCATGCTCCGCCGGCTACGAGCTTCCAACATTCCGCACAATGGTGTTCGCTTCAATGTCATTCGCACATACGGATCACATACAGATGATAGGTCGTAACCTACGTATCAACCATCTCGAAGAGAACAAGTACATATACTTAGTGGCTGAAGGTGTGGACCGTGATGTGTATGACTGCATCATGAAGAAGCAGGACTTCCACTTTGCGATCTACGGTGAACAATACAAAGGGGAAAAATTACCAAGTGAATATATAGAAGATGTAATATAATTATGAAAAAAACAAAATACTTAGAAGGAACAATTTTAGATGACAGAGAAGGGTGGATAAAGATAATAAATATCGAAGGCAGTCATATATGGTTTTTAAAGGCTATCTGTAAATATGGTGACGATTACAGGTGGGAGCTCGAGACATACAGATGTTTGCTACAAAAACCAGCTCTCTCTAAAAGAAGGGTTGTCGGGTGGGAAGAAGTAACACAAGAAGAGCATAAGGCACTTAAGTCTTTTGAAAAGATGACAGATGCTTATAACTATAAAGTTGCAAATTTATCAAATTCATTAGTCGACTCTCTTGTCGCAAGAAGGAGGGCTGCAGGTAAAAAATAATCAAACAACATGATAAAAGAAATCTACAAATCAATAAGAACTTACTTTATTAAGCAGAGACTTCTCGATGAGAGAGTTCTTTGGAACGATGTATGGTGGTCATTACTTGAGTACGGTAATACTATCCACCTACGTGAGAACCTTAGTGAGAAGACGCTTAGTACTATGGATAGTATCTCGGGTGATATCGTGTCAGCATTCAGGAACCATGAGATCAGTAGAGGTATTCCACTTAGGGACATCACTGACGAAGAGCGAGTTATCATTATGAAACTTATCAAAGCTAACCACTAACATGAAAGTAGACGTAACCGCAATTCGTGAATACGTTTCTAAGGGATTACTTACTGAGTGTGTTCATCATGCAGAAGCAGGACTGTCTATCTTCAACTACACTAAGGAGTGTCAATACTCTCAGGCGTGGGACGAGGTAACACTCATGTGCCGTGGACTCATCGTTAAAACAAGCGATGGTGAAGTGATAGCACGTAGTTATAATAAGTTCTTCAACTATGAAGAGCTCATTGAGAAGAACTTACCGGTCGTTGGTATCGCAGGGGAAGTTCCTTTTGTGATGGAGAAGTATGATGGATCACTAGGTATCCTGTACTTTATTGGTGGTAAGCCGATGATCGCAACGCGTGGTAGCTTCAAGAGCGATCAGGCACAGTTCGCAACAGAGTGGTTTCAAAAGAACTGCCCTAACATCAAGAACAAAGAAGGGTACACTCATGTATTCGAGATCATCTACCCTGAGAACCGTATCGTAGTTGATTACGAAGGATGGGATGGGCTCGTGTACTTAGGTTCCATTGAGATCAACACCGGTACTATGGTGATAGATATGCTTCCGTTCCTTGACTCACCGGTAGGGATGCCGATGTTCGAAATCAATCCGGTAGATGTTAAGGAGATGAAGGCACGCAACAAGAAGAACGAAGAGGGTTACGTGGTTTACTATCCAGTATCAAACGTACGTTACAAGATTAAGTTCGATGACTATGTTAAGTTGCACCGAATTATGACAGGCCTTAATGAGATTACAGTATGGGAAGCAGTGAGAGATAAGACAGATGATACTCTACGCGCATCTGTACCAGAAGAGATGTTATGTTGGTTCGATAACATCGCAGGTACTATAAAAGATCAAATGTGTAAGATAGGATCTGAAGCATGGGATGCTGTTCATGAAGCTGAGAAGTTCGAAACAAGAAAGGAGCAAGCTGAAGTAATTAAGAAGTGTAAGTATCCGGGAATCGCTTTTGGCTTCTTAGATAGAAGTGATATGTGGGTTCAAATAGCTAGGTTACTTCGCCCTCATGGGAATAAAACTTATAAAGTAGACATAGATAAATAGTATGAACCCTAACGAAAATGTAGTGCAAGCGCTACGAAAAATGTTTGAGGGGGAGCTTGAGAAATACTCTGAGTCACTCGTTGTAGAGATGACTAAGGAGTACGAATCAAAGATGAAGACTCGTACTGCACAGATAGCGATCGAGGTATCTAAGTGGGCGAACATCGAGCAGAGGTACGATGGATTAGTAATAACAATTAAGCAATGAAGAAAATAAAGTACACCATCGAGATAGACTGTGAAGTACATGATGACGGAGCAATAGAAGTAACATGTGCTACTGAGAATATCAAAGATGAAAAAGGTGAGTATGAAAATATGCTTCAGTATCCATCACATCATGATGTATACATAGCAAGGTTATCAAAATTTAATGATCTAAAACAAAAGTTCTAAGTATGAAGAAAAAGATATACATAATGAAGGGATTGCCAGGTTGCGGAAAATCAACTCTCGCACGTAATATGATAGAGAACTCAAGCGATACTGTACGTCTCAACAAGGACGATATTCGTAAGATGCTCGGGGGTACGTTCACTAACAGTAAGGAGAACGCGGTACTAGAGATGCGTGACTTCGCTATAGGTACACTGCTATCAAAAAACTACAACGTAATCGTTGATGACACTAACCTCCATCCGAAACACGAGGCAACTATACGTGAGAAGTTCGGAGATAAAGCTGACATCGAGATTGTTAGCTTACTTGATGTACCACTAGAAGAATGTCTCAAGCGTGATCGTAACCGTGTTGAACGTGTTGGTGAAGCAGTGATCATGGATATGTACCGTAAGTTTGTGAAGCCTATACCTGTAGTTGAATACGACCACTCACTACCTAGTTGTATCATCGTAGATATGGATGGAACACTAGCAATCAAAGGTGATCGTGATATCTATGACTTCAGTAAGGTTGGTGTTGATATAGTTAACCAGTCAGTTGAACGTGCTGTTAGAGGGTTCATTAAAGCTGAAGAGAATGACTGTTATATAATTGTTGTATCAGGTAGAGATGATTCTTGTAAAGAGATAACACGTCAGTGGATACACGATAAGACAAGTCTCACTTGTACAAGTCTATTTATGAGAGAGACTGGAGATAAGAGACCTGACTACATCATCAAGCAGGAGATATATGATACATGGCTTAAAGGTAGATACAATGTTCTTGCTGTGTTCGATGACCGTGACTCAGTGGTACGTATGTGGAGAGATAATGGCCTTCCTGTGTTCCAGGTAAACGAGGGAAATTTCTAGTATGAAGAAGAAGGTAATCAAAAAGAAGACAGAGAAGTTTCAGGACTATGTGAAGCGTGTACTCAAGGAAGTGAAGCGACATATGTACCTACAGGAGTGGACGTACAGTATTGTGTGGGCAAAGGAGGATAAGCAGACCGGACCAGACATGTTCGTAATGGCAGAGATCAAGACACAGGTATCATACATACGCTTCGATGTTACAATATATCCAGCACTTGAAAGGAAGTTCAACGCCGGACAGTACGATGATGTAGCGGAGACGCTGACTCACGAGCTATGCCATGTGCTTACTGAGCCACTTTACGTTATGGCGTACGATCTGTGTGCACCAGCACTCAACGATCATCTGAACGTGGTGCGAGAGCAACAGACCCAGCGAACGTGTAATGCAGTCTATGGGCTATTACCAAATTCAATTAAGAAACTTAAGAAACTATGAGTACACTACCAATAATCGTAATGTGGATAGAAGGAGATCCAGAAACAGAAGTGCCACCTTTTGTTGAGGAAACAATCAAGAAGGTTACTAGAAAAGGAAGGCACGAGCTACCAGATGACCTTGTAATCACCGTAGCCCCTTATATCTATACCAAACGACCACTGTCACAGGACTTACTGGTGCATGAGTGCCAGCACTTCCATCAACAAGGTAGTGGTACAGACCTATCACTGGTACGTAGATGGTGGGATGAGTATGCTAACAATGAGAAGTTCCGGTACGCGCAAGAGCTCGATGCGTACCGCATCCAGCACAAGTTCATAGCTGATAGATATGATAGGAATACAGCTGAAACATTCGCAAAGAATCTAGCTCACGCGTTAACAGGTGGACTGTACGGAAAGGGGTTCAGCTATGCACAGGCCTTCTTTGATATTATGGCTAAAAAGAAGTAAACTATAGGGGATATGGCTATCGAAAATGTCAACCTCCTAAAGATACAGCTAGTCAACCAAATGAGAACGTTCATCAAGGGGATGAGCGTCTTTTTTGGTTCTGAGGTGGACACTGAAACAGATAGCGAACTAGATATTCAGAGTAAGGTAAAGATGTTCCTCGAGAATCCACAGCTTGCTGAGGAGATGACACTCGAGGACATTGTTGTTTTACTTGAGGACTTCAACGACACACTGGAGACAGCGCCTTTCAAGGACGTAATTTCTTCCCTTAAGACTGACATACAAGGGTTACGTACAGACATGATTGAGCTGGTTAATAGGCCAGTCACTCCGGTTACTATTACTAAGACAGAAGTTATTAAGGAAACCTTTAATACTGAAATCTTTGATTCAATTCAGAGACAGGTTGCTAAAATTGCCGGTGAATTACAGGGTTATGCGACAAAGGAGAGTGTGGTTAAGCTACAGCTACGTGTCCGTAAGGTGGAGGATGAAGTACCTGTACTACAGGCGCACATAGATGACCTAGCAAAAGAGATCGACGTGTGGAAGAAGAAGAAAGAAGTACCTATCCATCGTGGAGGGGGTGATCAGAGTATGACTATCGGCGTTACCTCTGTGTTCGGTCGTTCCGGTCCAGTTGTTGCTGTTGCTGGGGACTATAATTCCAGTCAGATTACGTATACACCTACAGGTGGACTCACTTCTACTAATGTTCAAGGAGCTCTTGATGAGTTAGCTGCTCGCCCTTCTGGAGGTGGAGGTGGAACACCCGCTACATCTGTTACAGATGAAACAACTTTTGGTATTGCGAAAGCAGTTGGAAGTTCAACGAACTATGCAAGGCAGGACCACACACACGGTACACCAGTAGACCCTGTGATAGCTCACGTTGCGGCCGGAGATCCACATACACAGTATGCGCTTGATACTGACCTTACTACTGGACTCTCAGGAAAAGAAAATACTGGAGTTGCTGCTTCATTAGATGCGGCGCACGTTGCTGCAGCTGACCCACATACACAGTATGCTCTTGATAGTGACCTTGCTACAGCTGTATCCAGTGCCTCAATCATGGGTAAACTTCTATCAGGGTTCGCTATTGCTGGAGCAAGAGCAGCAATAATTTCTACTGACTCTATCGTTCTAGCATTCGGTAAAGTTCAAAAGTATTTCAATGATCTGTCAGCTATCGCATTCTCAGGAAGTGCTGCTGATCTATCAGGAACAAAGACATCTGGATTTATCTCTGACTTCGCTGCATCAGTTGCTGCACTTATTACTGGGAAGCAGGATACTCTTGTGAGTGGTACAAATATTAAGACAATAAATGGTGGATCAGTTCTAGGGAGTGGTGATATAACTATTTCTGGAGGAGGAACACCTGCAACTGCTGTAGTAAGTGAGACTTCAGCTGGACAGGCTCCTGCTGTTGGTGTAAGTACAGACTACGCTAGAGCAGATCATACTCACGGTACACCTTCTGCTAGTGCTGGTAGTGTATCTGTGACGGCAGCAGAAATTGATTTTGGAACTACTCCTATCTCATCAAATACTTTTACTATTATAGATGCAAGTATCACTGGTACTAATAAAATACTTGTATTCAAAAATCCTGATACCGCAACAGGTAGAGTGGGTGATGACTGGGAGCTGGACATGGCTGAGTTCTCAGCAAAGGCTGGGACTGGACAGTTCACAGTTGCGGTCTTATCCCCATACTTAATGGTAGGTAAGAGGAGCATTTATTATCAGGTGATATAATTATAAAATAACAAACATATATGGCACTAATAGATTTTTTAGGGGGGGGACAATTAAAAGGTAATTCAACAACAGGTGGTCTATGGCAACACCTCATTGATGTTTCAGGTAACTACGTTACAAAAACAAACAGAGAGTTCTTTCCTGCAACACAGGGAGCTTTACTTATGGCTGGTAAGAATGATGACTTTGCTACGATGATTCGTACAGATAGAAAAGGAAACCTAATCACAGGTAACTATATTCCTGAGCTTATTGAAATGTTCGAAGGTGCAACAGTAAACGTACAGAAGTGGACACCTGCTTCAACTACATTCGTACCAGTACAGTCAACACTTGCTGGGTATATATTCAACTCTACGAACCTCACCACACTATCTGCTGTAAGTATTCTACAGTCACAGAGACTCTTCTATAAGATGGTACGTGTTCCTTTACAGTTCAAAAAAAGATACCGACACTCAATGGTATCAGGAACTATTGCTGACTTTGGATTTGGAGTACCTGTTACTACTACTCTTCTAGTACCAAACGGAACATGTTTCCGTATGACTAACTCAGGGGTAATTCAGGGAGTTATAACTTATAACAACGTTGAAATTGCTATTACAAATATAATCTCTAAAGTTGCATCTAATGGTAATACAGTGGGAGGTAACCTTAATATGAGTAACGCTTACTACACAGCTAACTACTTCGTATACGATATTGTTATTGATGATGACAATGCAATCTTTACTATTCAGAATACATCTACTGGTGAAATGGTTGGTTACTTATCACTTCCTGTTCCGATTGGATACCAGAAGATGTGGGGATCAACAGGTCTTCCTGTCTACTCTCGTGTATACAACAACACCGCACCTGCTTCATTCCCTACTAACATCATCACAGAACTTCAGGTTCTATCAATGGACGTTGGTACACAGATGGATGCTTCACAGGTAGCAGGTAACTTAAGTATGAGTGCTGGACGCAACCCTTTTACAGGTGCACAGATAGAGAACCACACGAACTCAACAGCTCCAGTATCAGCAACGCTTTCAAACATCGCAGCAGGTTATACAACACTAGGTGGTAAGTTCCAGTTCGCGGCAGCAGCAGGAGCTGTTACTGACTTCGCACTGTTCGGATTCACTGTACCCGCAGGATCTAAGTTTATATGTGAAGGTATAACTATCAACACAAGAAACACTGGAGCAGCAGTAGCTGTAACAGCATCAACTCTTGAGTGGGCTATGGGATTTAACTCATCAGCAGTATCTCTCGCAACAGCTAACATAGTTCGTAGACAAGTAGGACATCAGTCTTTCGCTATTGGAGCAGCTATCGAAGCAGTAGCACCTACGTTGGATGTTAACTTTGTTACTCCGGAAGTAGTAGAATCAGGACGTTTCGTACATGTTATCCTTACTCTTCCTGTAGGCACGGCAACAGCTGCACAGATCCTAAGAGGAACTGTACTTATTAAAGGAAGATTCATCTAGTATGCGTGAGGCTACCTTATATCCGGTAGTAAAAGACTGGATCCGCAACAATGTAAAACACACCTGTGTTATTGAGCTAAAGATAGCGAAGAGCAAGTCTCTACCGTACTCTGAAGTAAAGGAGCATCAAGAAGCTAACCTATTCGCTGCTAAGAACCGTGTCCTGATGTACAAAATCCCTGATGTAGGGTTCGATCAGAAGCCATTTGATATATGTGTCTGGTCGGGATGTAAAGCTTACGTAGGAATCGTATTTTACGAGCCACGCAAGCTTAAGACTCTCTATATGATTAACATAGATTCATGGAAGAGGTACAGAGCTAAAGCAGATAAAAAAAGTATCACCATAGAAGAGTGTAGTTCACTTGCCGAATATGAAGTTGAGTTGTAAACTATAATTGTGTGGAGGTAATGTGCCACACAGTCTAGTTTTTTTACTAGGTTCGAACCACGAAAAAACCACCCGGTTTTCATAATTTTCCCGGGTGGTTTTTCTTTTACTTAAGTAGTTCCTCTAGCTCAGTTGTGTACTTCTCATCTAGCTGTGCCTCGAGTACGTGATTGAGTGGATTCTTACCTCTCATCAATAACCCTTGTAACTCCTTGATTCTATTCTCTTTTGTATACTCGTGCCCTGTTTTCATTAAGTCATTTACGAACGCATCGTTCTTTTCTTTCTCTACTTGCTTCTGGATTCTTGCTTCCCCTGGATCATCACTATATCCTTTTGCTATACCCATCGCACTACTCATAAAGGATGGTATTGAGTACGCTCCTACTGATTCATCGTCGTCTGTTAGTTCCTCATCCTCATAACCGATACCTGCATACTTCTCCATCACAAGTCTGCACTTATCTTTGATCTTCCAAAAGTCACTCGCTCCCTCGTTCTTAATATAACGTTCACAGATACCTTGCACGTTGAGCTCCTCGAGAGCCATACGCATCGTCTCAGTTGGCATACCTATCTTTGTAGCTGCACCCTTAGAAGTAAGTTCACGATACTTAGAGAGTAGATAGATAGCTTGTCGTCGTTGCTTCGGGATAGAGTCGATTGCTACCTTGAATATAAACTCCTGTGTCTCTTGTGCTAGATGCTCATCACCTCTACAGTACATGATGTACTGCGCCAAGTTAGAGAGCTGACCACACGTACGCATTGGGAGCTCAGGCTCATTTACGAAGGTGAGGGTACCCCTATAATCACGCTCTACTCCAGTACGCGCACGTGTTATGAAGTTACCTAACTCAATGATACTCTCTAGTTCATCATCACTAATAGGTATCATCTTCTCTGGAGGTGGTAACTCCTTAATCAACTGATCTACAAGTTCCTTCCCATAGATACGTAGCTCCTCACGTATAGCCTCGATACTCACACGATTCTTCATAGCCGCACGTGTCATCTTCACACGGTTCTCATCATCCATAACCGGTAGCTCATACATAAGAACACGTCGTCCCATCGCCGCACTATTCCCCTCTGATGTATAGATAGCATCTGTTACAGCAATAAGAACATTGAGTTTACCCTTCCATACTTGCTGATTACCGTTACCTGATTCCTTCTTAAGGAAGCCGTCGTAGATTTCACGCATCTGGCCTAGGATTTCTTCACGTACTTCTGAACGCTGACTCATGAGTGAGGTGTAGTCTTTGAAGGTAAGGAGTCCTCGAGGACCGATACGATGGAGGAGTGAGTTCTCTGATCCAGCTGCACCCTTCATAGATGAAAGGAATGTGTTAGCAGTTAGGTTAGAGATCACGTGGTTATGAGTTACATCAAAAATAGTGTTGAGCATTTCAGTCTTACCTCCTGAAGGTGCACCAACAATCATCATCCATATACCATCTGTCGGAGCCTTAGCGGATACTGCTAGTGCAATTATCATATCAAGTACCTCAGCTTTCTCGAGGTAGAAGTACTTGCAGTAGAGGTCTTTGAAACCTTGTAATGTTCTTTTCTCCATAGTTTATAATTTATTAGTAAGCCTCTTTACTGCTAGTATGAACGACTCGTTAAAGAGAGCACGAGCCACTTCGATTGTATCCCCCGACTTCCCACAGCCGAAGCAGTGGACAGTGTTTGTTTGTTTGTATAACTTAAGAGAACCTGACTTCTCACTGTGCCACGGACACTTAGCAAAATTCTGACTATTGAACTTGATGAGATCGGTAACTGGATACATCTTTGCATTGAGTACGTCTTGCTCAGTGATGAGCGAGTCGCTACTTTTCTTATATGAAAAACTTTTGAGTACTGTTTCCCAGTTTCTTTTCTCTGTAACGAGCTCGTGAATTAAGTCATCGTACATATCACGATCTATTTGATTGACAACACTGCGCTTGTATACGATCAAGCGATTGATGTTGTTGGAGTATTCTTCTATAGTATTACGAGTGAAGTCCTTTGTGTATTTTATATTAGATCTGAGGAACTTTTTTACTACTTGCAACTGTGTGGACATGCTGTTGATAGCGCGTTGATTACTATCCCATACCCACGCACCGGGTGTTTTATCCTGATGAACGCGACGAATAAAATTAGCCACAACATCGTACGATAGAGTCGTGTGATGAAGTGGCAGATGATTTTCGTCTAAGCTGTAAGCATCCATAATGCCGTAGAACTTGTCGTTTTCTGTGATAATGTTGAATCCTGGTGATAACATGTCTTAGAGTGTACCTCACACCTGTTAACCTTGTAAAGGTGTTGGGTGTGCATAACTGTAAGATTCCGTCCGCTGTAACGTCTACTACACGTAGTTATACACACCCCTCCAGTTGCACCTGTTAACCAATCGTGTATACTCGAAGGTAATGAAGAAGAAAACAATCGACATAACCGCAAGAAACAAAGCTATAAAATACTTGCGACACGTTGAGGACTTATCTCTTCGTGAGATCTCTTTGATATTCAATATATCACGGACGATGGTTCTTAAGGCGTTGAAATAGGTGTACTACTGGGGGATCTAACATATATGTATGGGAAGTCGGAGTCGCTCTCCGTGCACTTAAGCTCCTAGGGCTAGTGAGAAAATACCTGTATATGCGTAGCCCCGCAATAGTACATCTGTAGGTATGCTGGTGAGGGGGGTATGAGTATATAGCTCAGCTAGGTAGAGCACTCAACACGACATGGCAACATGGAGAGGTCTGAGAGGTCATAGGTTCGATTCCGTTTATATTCTACACCCCTCACCAGCACATCTCTGAAATAAAACTCAGCGGTATGCTGGCTAATAATAACAAACATAACATATACACATATGCCAAAAACAACAACAGAGGACGACATTTTTAATGATAATAATATCCCAGCATCGAACTGGTTTAAGTTCGAGAAGGTTGGAGATAAGGTCGGAGGAATTGTAGTGAGTCGCAGAGACAAGGAGGCAGTAGGAACAATGCCTGCACAGATCACTTTCTTACTTAAGGGAGTATCAGGAATTATGAATGGTGAAGCTTTCAGTGAAGCGGAGATGAACGTAGGTGTGAAGGATAATGACTTCTTCCGTCCACGTCTCGCTAAGGTACAAGCAGGAGACAAGCTTGGCTTCCACTTCAAGGAAGAGATTGCATCACGTGTGAAAGGTAATCATCCAGCAAAGTCTATTCAGCCATTCCATCTTCCACTATCAGCAGAAGAGAGAAAGAAATACGAAGAAGATGCACTCTTTGCAGAGCAGATGGGTGACAATAAGTCAGACAAACCATTCTAGTTATGACCGATGATGAACTAACCGCTCGCGCGATACTTCGAACTCGTGAGTTCCGCGCAATCATCAAGGAAAAGATAGAGGGGAAGATTAAGGCGGACCACGACGATCAAGGCCACTGGTACATCTTACCTAACGGCGATAGAGTTAAGTCCGTAACAGGACGTATCCTATCCGATAAGAGTAGATTGATTAAGTGGGCTGTGAGAATCGGTTTCGAATGGATGGAGCAGGAGGACAGGTGGCAACGCATGACTCCTCAAACACGTGACGACTACCTCAAGGGTGCGATACTTGCACACGAAGGTGTACGAGATCAAGCCGGGGATATCGGGCACAAGGCTCATGAATGTATTGAGAACTATCTCAATGACTGGATTGAGAAGGAAAGAAGACCAGCTGACGTACGAGACTTCATCAAGTATGATGATCCTCGAGTATGGAACGCGGTACGTGGAGTAGAAAAGATGTTCATTAAGGAGAAGTTGTGGCCGGTGGATACAGAACTCCTCGTAGGATCTGAAAAGGAAGGAGTCGCAGGAACATTAGATGTAATCGTGTATGCAATGGAACGTGATGAACTCTGTCTCGGTGATCATAAGACATCTAATGCAATTCAGGATAGCTATGCTATGCAGGTTGCAATCTACAAAAAGATGTTCGAAGACATGAGTGGACTTAAGATACAGCGTGGTGCAGAGAACGTACAGATCTACCATCTACTAAAGGATGTAGCTGACTACCATCTCTATGAAGTACCACGAGTATATAAGGCACTCGTAACCTTCAGACATTCGATGGCACTCTCTGAGTGGTTCGACAGTTCAGAGAAAAAAGTTATTAAGCGTGAGAACGTAGCTAAAAAGATTATACAATTATGATAGTAGACGTATTTGATGAATCAAACGCCGTTGCAGAAGAAGAGATCTCTCTTCCAGATGCAATGAGAAACTACGCAGAAGCACAGACCCTTGAGAAGAAAGCAAAAGAACTCAAGGACGGAGCAAAGGGTGTCATTCTTAAGTATATGCTTGAGAACGAACTCGACAAGCAACCGACTTCTATGGGAGTATTCAGTGTTGGAGTGAGACGTTCGTATGAGTACTCTATCGCAACTCAGGAACTCATTAAGAGAGTTGATGAGGTTAAGACAGACGAAGAAGCGAAGGGTGTAGCAGAATGTAAGGAGCTCAACTACGTATTATTTAAGGCAGCAAAGGAATAATATGACTAGAGTAATTGCATTCACCGGCAAGAAGCGATCCGGTAAGACATCGCTAGTTGCAGCATTCATTGCTGAGGTAGGAGGGATGGGGTATACAGCTGTAAGAGTGGGGTTCAAGCAAGCACTACTCGATCAGGTAAAAGGACACTTCCCTGACTTCCTCGAGCAGGAATCAAATAGATATGGTATGTCTGGAGTAGATCAACTACTTGAAGATAAGCCAGGATCTATAAGACAGCTACTACAAAATTATGGGACTGATTTATTCAGGAGTTTCGACCCTAATTACTGGACTACTAAGTGGTCTGACAATGTAAGTACACTAGGTACAGACTTTGTACTAGTAGATGATCTACGATTCATGAATGAAGCAATGGCTGTTAAAAATCTAGGGGGCGTGATAATTCGAATCAAGCGACCTAGTGTCGGAGATAGTGATACTCATCAATCAGAGATGGAGATGGATCTAATCCATGCAGACTTCGAGATTGAGGAGGAAGATCTAGCTCTCGCAGTACATCAATCTAACCTGTTCCTTAAGCGAGCATTCTTTGAATCAGCTGGAACGTGTACAGACCAGGATGGTAACTGTGAGAAGGATGAACGATGCCGATGTGTGATACTAAAACCATAAATAAAAATACCACTCATTACGAGTGGTATTTTTGTGTGTTAGCACTTGCAACTTACGCGGCCGCAGTCTTTACACTTCTTGCCTTTCTTTGCTTTTGTTTTCATAGATTATAGTACCTTAAGTAGTACATATATAGTATACACCTGAATGCAAAAGAGACCATCCTCTTTATCAACTCATCCCTTGCGGGGGGAGTATCAATCGAATCAAGTCTCTTCTGCCCCTACTTGTCCATAACCCTGAATTGTGTACACCCAGGGTGACTAGCACACTAGTCAGAACTCATATTACTTTTAGTATATAGTAAAAGTAATGTTACTGTCTAGGTGGTTGTCCTATTTTATGGTTAACACAGTGAGGAAACTGCTTACTGAACTGTATCTTATTATCTAAGATCATTTCAGTTACTATGCTTCTTTGGATATCTCTATCCATAACTTTCTCCATGACTTTCTGATCCGTATCGAGATCTTTCTCAGTAAGTATTTCATACTTTATAGCGAGCCATTTTAATGTGCTTGGACGGAACTGGAAGGCTCCATAACTGGGCTTACCATCACTGTCGTGTGGATTGATTGCATCTGGATTTCCATATGATTCGCACCACTCAAGCGCGGCTAAGTATATTTCCTGGCGATTAGTTAATTTTTGTACCGGTTTTTCGACCAGCGGTTCAACCGACTTTGTTTCTTTTTGGCAAAGTATTATCCAGGATATCGCGGCTATTATAATCCCGAATAATATTTGATTAAGCAACTTCATTTGATTCAGTTGGAACAACATCTTCTACTGTTCCTACACCGTCAGCCTCAAGGTGAGTACCTACTTCACGGATAGCGAAGTCAGGGTTCTGAAGATCACCAGATAGATCTTTATTTGTGAATGAGATCTCTCCAATTTCTGTGGTTACTTTTACCATAGGATTAGCAGCATCAGTAGTATCGAATACAGTACTAGTTACTGCATGCACATCTCCTGTTACTTTATTGATAACTTCGTAATTGATTGCATTTGATTCCATAAGTTTATTTTTCGTTAGTTAATGTTAAAGGTGTACCAGAAAAGAATGTTCTGAGTACTGTAGTAAGTATACCAACAGCAACTAAGATATAGCTCATTGTCTCTGTGGACAACGGTAGCTGTTGCATAGCTGTTAGTGTTCCAATAAGTACGGTTATAACACCTACCCAGTTGATCTTACTTTGTGTAAAATGTTTCATTATAGTTCGTTAATTAGCTTTATAATTTGTGCTTTCTTATCCGCTATAGTTGCTACTATAGGTGGAGAAACTTGCACAAGTCTCTTCTTTACTTCTTCAATAAGTGATAGATGGAAGTCTGCTTTGTAATCTGTAACCTCCTTATGACATAGAATTACAGGATTAGAGATACCACTTCCTTTAATCAACGTGCTCATAGCTTGATATTGAGGCTCGGTTATTGCATCATTTACGAACCATTCGAGCTCTATACCAATAAATGACTCATTTGGATTAAGGATCTTACCGTTCTCTACCGGTAGATATTTCTTTGCATACTCTGTAGGATTTGATACATTACCCGCGTGCCATGCTACATCTTTCTCCTGAACTAGCTGTGATACTCTACCATCTTTAGCAATCACATAGTGAGCTGAGGAATATGATACTACTGGACGTGCTTCTGGTGGTGTACATAACCATTGAACAGCACCTTCGTAGTTACCTAGCGTACCGTGAATAATAAAACCTATTTTCTTGCGTGTTCCAGGTGTAAAGTTTGGAGACTTAACTTGTGTTATTTGCATGATTATAGTATAACACTAAGTATGACTAGTAAAATAGTACAATTCACAGGGTATCTGTTAACCGCTTACGTAGAGATAGTAAAGGCAATCGCAGAATTAGCCGGAGGATTACTCCGAGCTTTCATTCTAATCTGCGGTCTTATTGTCCCTGTATTTGTGGTTCCGGCGCTCCTGATTTCGTGGTTGATGTAAGAGACATTAGAACATCACGAGTTAATATCTTATTCTTATAGAGACTTGCAAGCCAGGCTTTCTTTTCCTCTGGTGTTTTCATTGCTTTCATTCTTGCCTGAATATACTTCGCTCTCGATCCATCCTTGATAGGCATACTATCAATCTGTTTCTCTTCGTATGTAAGAGTACGTGGCTTATTAGATAGTGCATCAATGATCTTACCCTGCATCTGTGGGTTCGCTGCCATATAGTTCTGAAGCGCAACCTTCTTTTCTGTTGCGTTATTAAGTGACTTGAACACTGTAACAAAAGCATCAAGGTTTTTCTTATCCTCTTTTGCTTGAGTACTAATAGCCTTCTTATAGAGACGTGCCTCATTATATGAGTTATACATCTTCATATCCTCATCAGTAACTTTTGATGTAGTAATACCGAGAGCATTCATTACTGCTTCATACTTATTACCCTCAACAAAAGCTCCTAGATTTTTGAGTGGCTTACCATTGATATCAGTACGTGGTGTGAGATCATCTGATAGTCCTGGAATCTGTAGCATAATTGACTGAAGTACCTGATTACCAAATCCTTTTTCAGTATCAATCTTAGTTTGATTTTCATTCATCAATCTATTTACCCATGATAGTGTAGCTCTAAAAGGAATAGCTTGTTGTGGTACATTTGATACGAACTGTGCCATCTTAGCCTCATCTCCTTGCATTGCATCCATGAAGTTACCAAGTGACTTAAGATACGCCTGTCCTGATAGGAACTTAAGACTACTAATAGCAAGAGCTTGAGCAATCGCTGTACCTTTTTCTTCATTGTATTTATTCTCATGTACTGCCTGTGATACAGCTCCAATCATTGCTAGGTTAAAAGCAATAGATGGGTGCATACGTGCGTATGAGTACCAGTTATCACCGATCTTTACAGAGTACTCAGGAATATTTGCTGCTCGTTGTGCTTCACGTGCTGCTGGATCAGTTGGATATCCAAAAGTAACTTCACCACTAAGCCCCTTAGTAATCATAGGAGCCATCATAGAAGCTCCAACAATTATCTTAGATATCTGTTGTGTCTTATCTGCATTACCAAAAAGATTAAGCGCTCCTGATAGTGGATTGTATTCAAGGCCCATCTTAAGAATGTTTGTAGGTGTACGAACAAAAGGAAGTACAAGCTTCGCTGGAATACGAACAAGTGGATTCTCATTGTATGTAAAGTGCTGTAGTCCTCGAGCTACCTGTCCTACTGCATTAACCAGCTTACCTTCACCTTGCTGTACGATATTACTACGGAAGAGTTCCTTCGTTGCGATATCCTCTGCCTTCTTTGCATTACCTCCTACTCCATACATTGCTTCACCATAAGTATCTACAGCTGAAGGCTTAATACCTTTTGCTATACGGTAATCAAGCGCAGCTTTTTCTCCAGCCGATGTGAGTCTCTGAAAGAAAATATCCATAGACTCAAGAGCTCTCATAGGAACTGATAGTACGCTTTCAATACCACCAAGAACAGTACCCGGCTTTACCTTTGGCATCTGTCGTAGATCTACGTTCGCTACATCAATCGCACCCTTAAGAACATTCCACGCATCCTTACTCGCTGTCTTAATTGTCTCTGGACTATAGTATCCCTTAAGGTAAGGTAGCACTTCACCAGTAAAACGTGTACGTAGACCACCAGTTAGGATTGCACGTGTAGCATCCACAGCTCCTTCAACACCCTTAACAATAGGTCGCATTATACCAGTACCCTGATAGTTAGCTATGATGTTTGAGAAGTGAGTAGCAGGTGATGAGAGCATTGAGTTCATTCGAAGTGTATCGAACCAGTGTTCAGCATTAGGCTTCACTAGATCACGGTACATCGCAAGCTGTCCTTCAGGAGTATTAAGGTCGTACTTCTCAGACATCTTTAGGAAGTCTTCTTTTGTTGTACCCATTTTTTTCATCTTACCAAGCATGTCATTTACTAGATTAAACTCTTGAGGTGATACTGAGTCTTTCAAGTCATTAAGTAATCTACCTGCATTAGATCGGTATGAATCCATCTTTGTGAAATTATCAAATAGACCTATAATATCTTCTTTTGTAGCAGCACCTTTCTGCATCTTCTCTGCAACGTTTGCTAGTTCCTTACTTGTATTACGAGCTTGTGCAGCCATATTCATTGTCTCTTCTTTTCCTATAACATTCTGTAGACCCTGACTAATTTTATTAGCTTGATCAGCTACCTCAGTGAATGTCATCGGTGTACCGTTTATCTTTTCCATTGATGCTTTTAGTGGAGCAACCTCATTCAATATTTTATCCTTTGCTTCAGTTGGGATATTAAGGTTCTTAAGGTTATGAGAAAACATATCTGTTCCTTCTGGAGCAGTAGGTATCTTAGTATCAGTAACCTTACTATGGATTATCTCTTCTACTTTAGCTGGATCAGTTACCCCCTTAAGCTCATTAGCAAGTGGAGCTAGGTCTTTAGGAGTAGCATCAAAAATACTACCGAGATAGTCTTTAATTTTAGAAGCACTTTTTGTCCATCCAATCTTATCAGCCATTTCTTTTATGAGTGGAGCACCACGATCAACACCCTGACGTAATATAAATCCACCACCTAAGAATAGTGGCTTAGCAGCCATACCAGCTGGTTCATTCATAGCAAAATCTGTGATAGGGGCAACTGTAGACTTTCCTTCTTTTTGTGCTTGTACCACTTGTGAGGAATAAGATTGCATAGGTCCGAGCCACTTACCAATAACACCAGGAAGGCTAGTAGGAGGAACAACAATTTGATCCTTACCCATAGCTGTAGAAATGACACGAGGAATAGCCTCTCCGGTATCAAGTGCAACCTGAGCAGTTCCTTTCACTATTGACTTAGCTGTATCATTGAAGCTCGATCCTACATCCTTAGCAAAAGCTTTTGGATCCTGAGCTATTCCTTGCACAGTTTCAGTGAACCCTGTTTTTAGTGCGTCGAAAAATCCCATAGTTATTATTGTACACCATTAAGTAACTGATCCATCAACTGCTGATCTGTCATTGCGTTATCCTTACCTGCTTTGTTTGTATCAAGTTCATTTTGGAATACCTTAAGGTCTGGATTATTTCTGAATGTATCCCATGATGCTTGTGCTACATCTGTGGTAGCTCCGGCTGGAATTGTTTTATCAGCAATCTTTGCTTGTACGAACCACTGTGGAGGTTTAGAAACAAGTGTATCAAGGATGATTTCTTTTTGACTCATACCATCAAGTGTTTTAGGTAGACCGTAACGAGAGATTGCTGAAGCATTTATAACCGGATTAGTTTTACCTGTAGCAATACTTACAGCCTGCTTCTTTGTACGCTGGTAGTCAATAGGACTTCCTGTGTATCCAAAGTTATCCTTCATATAGTTATATTCTTTTATTACTTCAGGTAATGCAGTCTGATCCTGTCGTCTAAAATCTTTGATAGCATTCACCACGAAGTCAGGTGTAACTCCATATGAGTTCGCATACTCTTCGATCATCTTATCCTGAGCAGCCTTATCAAGTTTGTTTGTATCAAACTGATCAACAAGAGAGCCTGCAATGTTGTCTGCAATGTTCTTTGAGTTAGTAATATTATCTGCAACTTGCTGTCGTGATTCCTTTGCCTTATCAAGTGATAGCTTCTGGAAGTCAATTGATTGCTTGTAGAGTTCTGATACAGCCGACTGACGGTCTTTACGATTCTGTTCAAGCTTATTAGCGAGATCAACTGTAGCTGAACGAGACTTCTCATCACTTGCCTGACGTGCCTGAGTAATAAGAGATTCACGTTCTGTTTCAAGATCACGAATACGCTGTAGTCCAGCTGTCTCTTCATTAGACATAATCTGATCATTAAGTTCTGAAGCATATCGATCACGTCCTGACATAATACCAGCTACACGAGTTGAACCTAGATACCCATTGTTAATCTTTGTTTGATCTGCAATGCGCTGTGAATACTTCTGAGTAATCTGATCAATCATTGTCTGAGTCTGCTTATCGAGACCAGTCTTATAAGAGTTAAGCTCAGCTGTAGCATTATCTACATATGCCTGTCCGGCAGCATTGATTTGATTAACCTGTGAGCTCATACTATTAGGATCTTCAGGTGTTGCTGTCTTATCAGTAGTTGCAGCTCCAGTATCAGGTGTACTATAGTAAGTTACCTTACCTGTACTATCCTTATAGCCAATAGGAGCCTTACCATCATTGATGGCACTACCTCCAGTATATAACTGTGTCTGTGTATTAGATGGAGCAGAGTTAGAGTTGATAGTCTCATTAGCTTTTGTCATTGCATTATTACCAGCTTGAGAGGTAACAACTGCAGGCTGATTGAAAGTTGGAACATTAAGTGCAGCACCTTTCTGAATGAGATTAGGGTTCGTTATTGTAGGGTTAAGAGTCTGTAGATTCTGGACAGTAGTACCATACTTGTTAGCATAGTAGGACAAAGTCCCAGCACCAGTAGTGCTTGAATATGGATCTATTGTTATTGCTTTTGTTCCTGTTGGTGTTGCCATAGTTTTTATGCGAAGTAAACGTTCTTAGCTATTAAACTAAGTAGTGAGCTTGTAGAAGATGCCCCCGGTGATATTCCACCAAAACCTCCACCACCACCTCCTCCTCCACCATTTGAAGGTGCGGCAGGAGCACCAGCGTTAAATCCTCCATTACCTCCAGTTCCTAGCGCTGAAGCACCACCTCCGGCACCGCCACAGTTTGATCCACTTGTTCCAGTTCCACCACCACCAGAGTTATTTGTCACAGTACCAGAAGATGCTGTAAGTGTATTATATAGTGCAAGAAATGTTCCTGCTCCTCCACCTCCACCTCCACCGGTTCCATTACCTCCAATTAAGCCGGAGACATTTATTGTTCCTGTAAAATTCCAAGCTCCAGCACACTCAATATATAATGCACCACCTCCTCTACCACCTACACCACTAGTACCTCCTGCTCCAGGGACAGATCCACTTCCTCCTCCAGTTCCAGGAATCAATGTTCTTCCAATGCCAGAGCTAAGAGATGCTAAAGATGACATATAGAAATATGGACTTGTAGCTGGAGTTCCTCCTCCTATACCTCCCGCAACAATACCACCAAGACCTCCAGTCATACCTCCTGCAACAAAAAGAATTGCTGGGGCAACAGCCTGCCCTGGATTTCCCGGTGTAGAAACTGTTGATACTGCTGCACCACCAGCTGTTCCTGTTCCACTTGCGTCTATAGTCCCTGCAACAGTCACAGCACCTTGAGATTTCAACTGGATTACTGTTCCTCCTGATGCTGGGTTACTGAAAGCAAGAGTTGCTCCAACAGAAACATTTATTGAAGTATAGTTTTTTGTTACAAAGTTTGCAGAACCAAGATCTATAGTTGTAGTTCCTGATGTCACATTAAGTGCTCCGTCGGTACCTGTACCCCCGAACTTTGTTACAGCAGAAACAGATGCTGATGTTGCAAGGTCTGTTCTATACACAGACAAGTCATACCACTGATCAATATATCCAGCAAGTGCCGCTGTGGTGTCTTTAATTGTTGTCTCTCCAGGTATATTATATACAGAACATAGTACTGTATCACCAGTTGTAGGTGTAGGGGCTGTAGGTGTTACAGCTTCAGAACCTTTACGTATTGCAAGAGATCCACCATTAAGAACAAGAAGATCAATACGATTCTTTGTTGTATTTGCTGTCCACGTGTTACTACCACCAGCCATTGTTTCAGCTCCGGTAAAAGTTGTAACTGTTGATGAGTTAGCACGAATAAATAAGTTTGCAGAAAGATCATCAGTTGAACTAACTAATCCAAGAGCTGTAAGTTGAGCTCCAGCGAATGCAACCTGATTAGCATTTGTTGTTCCAGGGTTAGCAATAAATGTCGCAAGTGCAGCACGAGTAAGAGCCGCAGTTCCTTGAATAAGTATGTTGCCCGGTGTTGCCCCGATTACTGTAACGAATGTAAAGGTACATACTGTGCCATTGATAGTAAGTGTTACTGTCTCAGTATTAGATGGATTAGATACAATAGCTAAATCACCTCCTAGTCCAGGATTGATAAATGAAGGAGAGTTCCCTCCAGCATAAGTTACAAGTGAATCAATAAAAGCTAACTTAAATGATTCTACTTTAAGAGTCATATCAGGAGTATTTTGTTCACGTACAAATGTAGATTTTGCTCTAGGTTTTGTACTCTGGTTCTTTGTAACCTTTGTACTACCAGCTGTTGTATCGGTTGCTGTACCAATTGTTCCAGCAAGAACATCGTCTACATACTGTTTTGTTGCAGGTGAAGTTGCAGATGTAGGATAAGGAAATGCCCATAGTCCAGTAACTGTTACGTTATCTGTTGGACCAATAAAGTTAGAGTACATCTTTGCTGGGTTAGAAAGTATTGCTGTAACAAATCCAGAGTGTGCCGAAGCATAAGAAGCATCTGATCCATACGGAGAGAAAGGAGTAATACCACGCGTTACACCTGTAAGAGTAGCAGAACCATCACCATTCTGTGTTACTCCAGTGAAAGAGATTGTTTCTTCTTTTCTTGCAACACCAGGATCAATAACCAAGAGACCAAGATCGCCGAAATCAGCCATTGTAATATCACGAGTTGAACCATCAGGTTTAGTTATTTTAAAAGAAACAAGAGTGATTGATGTAGCTGATGAACTTACACCGCTGCCTGCTATTTGAAACTTTTGTGCTTGTACGTAGAGTCGTGCCATATGTGATGATTATTACTTATAAGTATAACGCGTTACGTCTTAATCGCAACGTTGTCTGCTGTTGATAACATGGCATTTGGACCATGTGCGAGGAGTTCCCACTTGAAACCTACTTCATTAGAATAAATAAGTACTGACATCTCGTAAAAAGCTGACTTGTTTAGAGTATGAATTGTTCTGAATTTTGGTAGATCAGTTACTGAATCAGTTACTGAACCAATAGGATTCTTACCGAGAGAGAATTTACCGAGAGAACCATCAGTAGATGTGAAGAATTGAATACGTGGCAAAGAAAGATCTATAAGTTTATCACTGATATATTGTGTGCTTCCTCCGAAGTCATACTTATATGTAGCAAAAAGCTGAGTAGCCAGTGTTGCATAACCTTCCCAGAAGTATTCATCAAATCTCTTTTGCCATGTTCTATTACCGTAGTTATTGTACGTAAAAGCAGCAATACTTGTAATAGGATTACCTAAGTCAGACTGTACGTCAGCATCAAATAGTTTATATGTCTCGTCTATTGATGAAGCGTGACCATATAGTAACCCGTTAATAATAGCTAACCTGTTTACTTGAATCGTCTGAGGTGGTTGCCAGTATGAGTTTTCATGATCGTAGATAAGTATAAGTGACTCTGCGGGTAGCGTAATGAAAGACTGATTTCTCCAGTAGATACCATGAGCATTAGTGAAGTCATACTCAATAAACTCAGACTTAATAGGATCTGAAATAGGTTTAGACTGAGGTGTTGAAATGTTTTCTACACGACCAAGAGTATCGAATGTTGGTTCGTTTGATACATATACAACAGAGTTCTTAATTTTCCAGATAAGATTGTGGTTCTTTGCCGCTTGTTGTGGTCCGGACTTAAGTTTAATAACAGTAAGATTTTCTTTTGTATTATCTGATGAAACAGTGAACTGTGTTTGGAACCAGTTATCTCTACCAACAGAAATATATACAGCATCTTCCTGTGTAGTGAGACCAGACACTGCACCATCAAGTGTAAGGAAAGCACCTTCTCCAGGTACACGTGTAGCAGAGAAAGCAAAGTCAGTGTAATCAGTATTCTTTGAAACATAAACTGTACGCTGTGTTATTGATGCTATATATGCTTGATTCTTGTGTACCACAATCATATCATTAGGGTATGAGGCTCCAGGCTTACTTGCCGTAGTAACTATAGATTGAATAACAACACTGCCTACTGCGTGTCCTGCAAGTGTTGGATCTGGTACTACACCTGTTAAAGTTGTTGTTCCTTCTCCTCCGGTGTACGTATATGTTGTTCCGTTTATAATAACAGAGCGTGTTCCATTCTTAAGGAATCTATCCTGAGCCCATGTATTAGTACCTTGCTTAGTAATTGTGTTAACGGTTGCTGATGCAAAAGTTGTAATACCTCCTGTCCACATACGAATACTTGAGTCACCATTTACAATCAGAAGAAAGTCTATGAGTTCTGTTGCTGACCACCACTCACCAAATCCCCATCGTACCGCAGCAAAACCTGTAGCTAAATCATTCCATGTTGTTACACCTGCAACTGTATATCCATACTGAATTTTATCATCTCTACATCGTAAGTTTCTTTCTACTCCAGTAGAAGTGTTCCAATCGTATGATCCAATAATACTTTCACCTACTGTACCAGCCTGTCCATATAGAGAAATACCATCACGTGAAACAATCTTTTCTCCAGCATTGATTAGAACGTTCTGTGAACCCATCGCAAGATATCGAGGGTCAGCATTAGTTATGTCTTTCTTAGACTGATAACCCAGATATTCTTTTGTGAGTGTAAAGTCTTTCATGTATTAACGTGGTCTGAACTGTCTATAGTAAGTTGATTTCTTTGCCTTAGCTTCAGAAGGATATTTTAGTTTGTACATGTCGTACGAGTCCTTCTTTTTTCCTTGCCAGTATTTCACATCAAATGCTGAGTCTTCCCCTTGAATTTCTTGAGCAAGAACTTCTGATAGGTCGTGGAAGAGAACATTGAATGAATCCTTCTCAAGTAGAATGATATCTGTATCTGCATCTGGTTTATCTTTTAGCTCTCCTGTAACTGCATCTTTGAACATTGCATTAGAGTAGTATCCTAGTTCCCACTGTGCACCTTGTCGTGCTGTTACTTGATCAATACGAGCAACTATACCTCCAGCAATTGCTGTGTATGTGAATACAAATCTCATGTACGTTACATCAACGTCTGTAGGAAATCCGGTTGAGCCAGTTAAATCAAAATCAAAACGTACAAGGTTCCATCCTACTTTGAATACTGAAGCGTCGTGAGCTCGTGTGACTGTTACTGCTTTATAGTTTGCAGAAGTTTGTCCCCATCGTAGTTGAATAGAAGTTATTGGAGTAACATTTGAAACTGTATCAGCTGGTAGATATAACCATGCGAACATTGATCCTCCATTATCTGAATAGAGGGTGAGATCAACAGCATCAAATCCTGTAACATCAATTGATGAAGTGGTCCCAGCACTCAGTAAAAATCTTACACTCGCACTACTAGAGATGTATTGCACTTTGTCTTGTTGTAATCCAGTCGCTCCAGAGATAATCGCCCATGTACCATTTGCAGTAAGATCATCTGCTTCGTTCACAAGCGTGCTTGCAGAAGCAACGTTTGCTTGAAGCTTAAGTGTTTTTATTCCTGACACATAATCAAAAGCAAATAGATTAGTATTCCCTGAAAGTGTCATCTCTTCTTCTTGTGACTTGTAAACTTTGTCTCGAAGTATTCCTCCTTGAATAGGACGAATTGTAATTGCTCTATCACCATTGATATCATCCGGTGACACATACGTATGAACGTCATCATGCACAGCATTCTGAATATCTGTATAACGCTTGAGCTCACGAATATCGAGAGCAAGAAGCATATTACGAACTGACTCATCAATCTTGTCATAGAAACTACCAGCCATCTTGTTAAGAGACTGATCGTGGAGCTTTGGCTCGATACTACTTTTGAGATCTGCTACTGTGTATAGTGACATATATTTATGCTTTAATTTTAACCCAATTAACTAACATTTCACGTGCGATATCAACACTTCGCGCTCCCCAGAATCCGAAGATACCAGCGATACCAGTTATTACAGCAGGGTGCATTCCGACAAAGGCATCGTTACCGTAAATTACTATAGCCCAAGAAGACGCACCAACAATAAATGCAACAAAAGTTTCTGCAACGAACTGAAACACACTTTTGATTTTACCTTTTTGCCACATTTTGATTGTTTGTGCGATTGATCCAGCTAGTGCTACCAAGAGAGGTAACACATAACTCTTAAGGAGGACATCTGAGATTCCTCCGCTTGCTACGGTTGGATCACTCATGATGTTTAATAAAGTCCTACGATATTAGCTGATACTGTTCCTGTTGTTCGAACTCTTTTTACAACTACAGGAAGAACCTCACCTACTGTACAAGCAACGAAAGTAAGTGTATCTCCGTCGATTGTGATAACTGAGATGTCTCCAGCTGCGCGACACTGAACTTGAAATGCTCGTGAGAACAAGTCGTTTGATCCTACTCCAATTGTTTGAAGTTGATCGGTTGTATCACTAGGAGTTACTGCAAATGCTCTACTTGCTGGTAGAAGATGTGGTGCTCCGCGATTGTTTCTTAAATGATATGACATACGTGAATAAGTTAATTTGGTTAATTAAAGCGTCTTGCAACGCTTATAAGACGCTCACATAATGAGCGCCCTAAAGAGTTACTTCTCTGTTGAGTTAAGAATAAGCACAGAAAGAATAAGAGTACCGTTAAGAACAGCAGCTGCATCATTATTTCTAAGGTTAATTGTCGCAACTCCTGCGCCAGTTACCTTTGTGTTAGCAACAAGTGGAGTACCTGTTGTCCATGTACCTCCAACAACCTGAGCAAGTATAACTGAAGCTGCTTTAATCAACTTATTGTTGAATGTATAAGCTACGTTTGTAAGTGCTGCTGTTGTAAGAGCTTCAGTAGTAACAATTGAATGCTGTTCAGTACCTGTTACGGCTGAAGCAGCTCCAGTTACTGTACTGAAACCCATTTCTATTTGACTGAATCTGGTGATAGACATAATAGTGAAACTTTATATATGAATCTGTGTCAGAGTTTCGAGCTCCGGTTCCTTCATCAGACACTATATCTGATGAGTCAACTTCATATCGTTTTTGTTAAACCTCCAGAGGAGGAGTCAGGTATCCGGGATTTCCGGATAACTCACTCCCTCCCTTGAGGGGAGAGCAGAATTATAATCCTAAGATTATACAGTTCCGTTTGAACCAACTACACCAACGTAGTCGATCGCACCAACAACTTCGCGGAATCCACCCTTGTAGATGTAGTTGTTGTTTCTCTGGTATTTCCAGTCAACTACTTCTGTCCAGATGTCTTCACGAGCCCAACGAGTTACTGAGTGGTTGTCTCCAAGAAGGAACCAACGAACATCAGAACCTCCAGCTGCAGTACCGAGGTAACGTGACTGACGAACTTCGATACCATAGATATCTGAGTAAACGTTTGAGTCATTGTTAGCAGTACCAGAGCGAAGCTTAGACTGAGTGATCTCAGTAGCAAGCTTGAAAAGCTTTGGTGGAACAAGGAGTACCTTTGGAGTACATCCAGCAATCACTCCGTCCTGTGATTTCATTTCAGCCATCGCAACGATTGCATCGTTAAGAGATGTTTCTGAAAGAACCGCAGTAAGAAGATTACTTTGAGTACCTCCTCCGAGTAGTGGGTGAGCAGTGTTCACGAGTGATACACCGTCGTTTGTGTTGAAACCAACACCACCAGCAAAGGCGTTACGGTAGATTGCCATTGCGTTTGAGTCACGAGTCATACGACCCTTGCGACCCATGTCTTCAACTGCCTTAGAAACTAGATCGAACTGAGCATCAGCCTGGAATGTACGAGGAACGTCGATTGAACGAGCGAACTCTGATACAAGGAAGGTCTGAGTGTTAGCTGATTTGAATGTTCCTTGTGGGACATCATTCTCTTCAGGCTTAAGTTCCCATAGACCGGAGCCCATGTAAACTTCAGTAACCACAGCCGCACGGTCAGTAGAAGATTGCTTGAACACAGTAGGTGTTTCCGCACCTGCGTAGTTAGGAGCAAGCTCGCCATTGAACTCTTGCATGAAGATGAGGTCGAGAGCAGTTTTTACTGCATTTGGTGATAAAGCGCTATTAGGATTCATAGTGTTTTAATAGTTAGAGATTAGTAAGTTGTTAGTTTCTGTAAAGAACAGAGTTACGAACAATGAAATCGACCTTTCCTGTTAGGATGTCACCACCAACGATAACGAGACCGTTAGTAGCTGCATCTGCTGCTGATTCATCGAGTGTGAAGACTGCTCCTGTGAGGTCAACAACAACACGATTCATAAGAAGACCAATAAGTTCTGCATCAGTATCAACTGCTGTAGCAACTTTAGCATTGCCACGGAAGACAACGTTTGGATTTGGTAAGTAAACATCAACAACACCATCAGCACCTGCTGTCTGTGTTGAAGTAGAAGCAGCGAAACCTACGAAGGTTGCTGTTCCTGTTACTGGTTCTGCATCAGCTGAACGTACTACGTACGCACCTGCTGCTGCTGTGAGCTTTACTGGTTCACCAGCGTTAATTATGGTAGAGCCAGCCGCTACACGGTATCGCCAAGTAGGGACACATGAGAGTCCACCTGCATCTTTGATTGAAAAATCTCCTAGAGACATAGAATTAAAGTTAAATTACTTTTTAATTATCTTATCTACAGTTATTCCCATCTTTACTGCTACTTGCTGGAACAATGCCATTTCGTTATCGTTCCATTTAGTATCAGCAGGTGTATCCGAAGTTATCGACGCTGCGGATGATCCACCTTTTGTTTCAGTTTGTGCTTTAGTAATCGCTGCTCTTGCAATCTCTTCAGAATTTTTTTGAATCCGTGGAGCGTTTGCAATTGCGAATGAGTCTGCTAGATCTTTAGCAATTTGCTCTCTGGTAAAACCAGTCTTCACTATTTTACTTTCGTAAATAAGTTTGATGTGAGCTAATTCATCTTGATCTTTTGTAAGCTTACTCAATTCTTCGTTCACTACATCACTGGACTGATCCTGACGGATTTGTTCTGTGACAGATTTAACGATTTGTTCGACAGCACCAGGTCTTACCCCTTTGTCATCTCCTTCATCGTCACCACCTTCATCGGCTTTTGGTTTCTTATCCTTCTTAAGTTCAATGATTTTATGCTCAGCTTGATCAAGTTGCTTTCGCAATTTCTCAGCTTCTGCTTTATGATCAATAACAACTTCGTCTGGCTTTTTGTCTCCTTCCTTTGGAGGTTGATTTGGTTCAATAGGTTGATCTACCTTTGCCGGAGTTCCTTCTCCTTTTAGCGGTTCTTTTGGATCCATATATTTATTCGTATTTAAAGGTATACGCTACCGTGTTAAACGAGCTGGCCGCCCGCTGGCTTTGTAAAGAAAAACTTACAGTTTCCTGTAAGTTTTTCTGAAGAGAACCCGCGTATGATATATAACCGCTTATATACAGCCGAAGGTTCTCATCAGAAAAACCTACACTGGATATTAAGGTGTCCTCCACCTGCGGTTATTGAGCTTGCCTAGCAAGATTGTTCATCTTCTGCTCGAAGATATCCATCGCGTAGAGAATACCTTTAGCAAAATATAAATCTTCTAAGTTTCTACACTCATCATATAGTTTCTTTGCTCCAACTCTCTTCACCTCTTCGATGAGATCAGTTGTTACAGGAATCTGTTTGATAGTGCTTGCCATTTCAAGTATAGCATGTGATTGTGACTTATCTAGCAACACTCCTCTGTGGATAAGCTTACCATCGGTACGTTGAACAATCAGAGCACTGGTGTCAGTACCTATAAAAAGATTTTTTGTTATTTCGTTGTAGTCGATTTTTTTAGCCATAACTATCTTGTTGGTTTACGAGCTGAAGTCGTACCAGTTATCTGTTGAATAAGATTACTGTTGACTCCCTTCTGCTGATTAGGAACCATTCCGGCTGCAGCGTCCTGTCCCATACCCTGCATATCCTGTGGCGCGGCAGCGCCCGCCTCTTGTTTTTTAGGTAGGTACTTATCTGTCTCACCCGGCTTGTAGATTTCGAGCATAAAGTCACGAGTAACCGCCTCCATTGCATCACGGTCTTGTGAGATGATAGGGTTCTGAATTGCACGGTCGTATGCCTCAAGGTTAAGAGCTTTCTCCATTGCCTTACTTTCTTCTTGTAGTACACCTGCACGCACCTTAACGAGGAATCGAATCTTGCGGAACTCATCAGGATTAACATCCATGATTACTGTATCACCACCCATATCATCCTCTTCACCCATAAGATCGAATGATTGCTTCATTAAGTCCTCGTGTGTAGGGTCAGGTGTGTTGAAGTACTTATCAGTGAATCTGATTTTCTTTGTTACAGCTTTACCATTATGAATCTTCCCTGGAAGGATGAATGACTTGAACTTAAGTCGTCCTGCTTCTGCAACAATCTCATTAAGATCAGCTACTGTCATGTACTGTAGGATGTCACCAACAATAAGCCATCCGAGTTGCTCCACGAAATCCTGTAACATGCGACCAAAAAGACCGAGTGCAATTTGTGCATTCTTCTGAATAGTTTGGATTTCCTCTGCAGTTCTCTCACCTGATTGCATGAGACCTTGCTGGAATGCGTCTTGTGATGACTCACTCATAGACTTCTCAATTAGAGAAGTAGCTTGTAGTCCTGCACGGATATCTGACTTTGGTCCGATGTCCTCCATCTTTGTGTTTGGATCTTTGAATTGTGTGATTGCACCCGGTACCATTACCGATGAGTTCACTTCCTCTGAACCATAGAGTACCTTTGGACTCATGAGTGCTAGGAATGTTCCGTCCATCACCATGTTGTACATTGTGTCGATAAGATCTTGATCTGGACCAAGCTTATTCGCAGCTGACTTGTAGTAATAGAAGTTACCATTGTTCACAAATTCATAACCTGTCTTTGCGAATGGATATCGCTTGTCATTACGTGAAAGTGCTCGCTCTGGATCTGTTACACATACACCGTTAATGAATGTAACCTCGAGATCGAAGTAACGATTACGATATGTATATTCTTCTACCTGCATTGATGTGAGGTCTGTATCCTCAATGTTATAGAAAGTATTACTTGCCTTATCAAAAATAGTTCGTACACCTGCAGTCACACACTTCCAGTTAGCGTGCTTACCATACTTAGCTTCTGCCTCATAGAAATCAATAAGCTGTCGTTCTCCGAGAGCTCTCTGCTTCTGTACATTGTTCTCGTTAGCATTCGTGATATAGATTTCATTACACTGACGAATAGCAAATAGAAAACCACTCATGAACTCGTCGATGATTTCTTTTGGCTCGTATGTTCCATCTGCCTTCATTGTCTTAACTGTACGCATAACTTCTGCGAAGCTTGCCTTCATGTGAATAGCAGGATCAGTTAGAGCTCCTAGTACAGCCTTGATATATGTCATTCTGTATTCACTGTTATCAATCACCCATTCAACTAGGTCACGCATCACCATCGCTGCGTCCTTGTCTTCTTGATCCTGATTGTTCTGTGCGAAGAGTTCCGGGAATAAAATAGAAGCTGTTACGTGTGAAGCAATAGAAATAAGTTTGTTACGTGTAAGAGGACGTGATGTCTGTGCTCTCCATGATTCATCTGGGTCTTCGCTCTTCGGACCGATGTATGAGTTAAAAAGTTTTTGGTTGTAATCAATTTCTTGAATGATTGATCGTCCGTTGTACCACATCCACGGCTTCGTAAGAATGTCACGACCAATAGCAGCATCTCGCTGTGCCATTTCAGTAACTTCCTTTTCTTTATCTGAAGGTTGATATGCAGAGGAAACATAAGCCTTGCTTATTTTTCCACTCTTAAGTTTAGATACAGTATGATACATAGTAATTACTTTTTAGTTTTATAAGCCTTAACAGATTTTTGATTATCTGATTTTACAGCTTTTGGCCGTGATGCGGTTACTCCACTCTTACGCTCTGTATCAGATGCTTTCTTAATTGCATCAACAATAGTCTTCACCTTTGTCTGAGACTGAACCTTGCTCAGCGTTTTTTGCTGAGTTGACTTTGGTATCTTTTTAAATTTAGGCATCTTCAGTTCCATAACGCAAGTATATCTTTTATTTTGTCAATATCAAAGAAACAAGGTGTGTATATCAACCTAATCTACCGTACCCATTCCACTTCTTCTTGAACTGTTTTGCAAAGCTTCCTCCCTGCATCGACTCTTGTGCAAGTAGAATCTGTGACATCACGTCCGCACGGTCATCACGTCGTCCGCGTGGGAACGCCATGAGCTCTAACTCGTATGAAGTGTCAGCCCCCTTCAAGTGCCAGATCACTCTGTTCTGATAGAGACCAAGTAACCCTCTGATTCTTGTCTCCTTGTTCACACGTGACTTAATGTCGTGCACCACGAAGTACACCTGATCTTTTTTCTGTCGTGTTTGTACTAGATATTTCAGTGCTTCCTGGTATGCAATGGTCTCGATCCATACATCACTTCTGTATTCTTTCTGATGTACGAATATAAGGTCCACTGTTTGTTGTGGTGTGAACTTTCCTGCGTCCTCTCGTATACGATAGAAGTTCGGACCGTCTACTTCCTTCGCAACAGTGAGCACCACTGTGTTGTCGGCTGCAGTTTTTTGGCTGATAGCCGGATCCACGAGCGTGTAGTATCTAAGATTTTTATATTTTATTTCCTCTGCTGTGTAGTACTGGAACATCTCCGCCTTGAACTCAGCTGTTTCAGCTAGAATAGGGTTCTGTTGGTACTGTGAAGCCCAGAAGTATGGTGATGTCTGTCTGATTGATTCGAGCACCTCAATAGGGAATTTTGCCTCCCATAGTGGCTCTCCTTGCTTACGTGTGAGTTCTCCTTTGTAGTATTCGTCGTCCTCTGCGATAGCAGGTAGTGAGATGATCTCCCATCCTTCCGGTTCTTCTCCCGCCTCGATTCTTTTTTCATCCTCTTCCATTAGAAGACCCACCAAGTCGTCCTGTCTCCACCTCTGCATAATCAAAATAACCACACCGTGCCCCTCGAGACGTGAACGTAATGTAGATCTATAGTAGTCCCACACTAATTTACGCATGGTTTCCGATTCAGCTTCCGCGCGGTCCTTGTGAGGGTCGTCTATTAGCAGAATGTCCGCTCCTTTTCCTGTTACGGCCCCTCCGATTCCCACTGCGTAGTATCCACCGATGTAGTTATTACCTTTTGGATCTGGGTTCTCCACCATCCAGTTCGCTTTTGACTTCATATCGCTCTTTAATCGAACTTTCGGGAATACCGAATGATATCCTTCGCTACTTATTAAGTCACGTGTCTTCATTCCGTTCGTTTCCGACAGCTCACTACCGTATGTAGACAGAATGAATCGCAGATCCGGGTGCTTCCCGAGCCCCCACGCTGGAAATTTGATACTCGCCAGCTCACTTTTACCGTGTCGTGGTGGAATTGATAGGATGACTCGCTTCTTTTTCTTTTGTATAGCAGCTTCAAGGCATTCCTCCAGCTTGTCCGCAATAATCTCGTGGAATCTCTCGACTTCGTACCGGTTGTCTACCACCTGTGCGAAATTAAGAAGACTCCCCTGTGCTGCATTCATCAGGAAGTGTAGCTGTTCTTGTGATATTTGTGCGGTAGGGGGCATATTATTGTGTTTCTTCCATTAGAACAGGGGAGGGTGCGACCTCGCTCACCACCTTACCTAGTCGTCTCGCTTCTCGCTCTACGATCTGCGTGTACTGTGTACTGTTAGGACTGATATTGATGATGTTGATGTTACCTCCACCACCCTTCTCCTCCTCTAGTAGCTCTTTGAATATCTTTATCGCTATTGGCTTCCCTCCGTCCTTCGCTGTCTTATAAGCAAGGTGAATAAGCTCAGGTAGTTTCGAGTACCCCCAGTTCCTTGCTTCTCGCTTAAGGTCCTCATAGAAGGATGGTCGCTCTGTAAATTCAATTAGATCAGAACTAGAGATACTGAGTACGCTCATGAGCTCCTCTAATGTTTTTGGATTTCTTTCCGTTAGTGGAGTACAGAACCATCTAACGTATTTTGTGTAGTTGTCGTGCATATATAAAGTTGCGGTACTGTACTATTATATAGTTTCAGTATATAAAATAGTATACATCATTAGTCAACTATTACACCTGTGTACAAATAGAAAGGTAGGAACATTACTGTCCCTACCTATTTTTGAAGATGGCGTATGTATTCCACCACATATTTTGGAATGATTGCATGTAGTCGGTACTGACATACGTCTGTAATACAGTCATAGTCTTTACCGAATCTCCACATGTAAGCAGTCCTGAAGAAACGAACTTCATCGTCACCTAGCGAACGAATCTTCTCACGAAGGTACAGATACATTATCTACTCCTCCCTGTTTAGATTCAGGGTAGCGAGGCTTCTTCTCTTGTTCCTTCTCGCATGTCTTTGAGCATGTGCCTGCATTCCCCCACCTGCCATAGTATCCGTCAGTAATTGACTTACCACAGTGACAGCAAGGATTGAACGACAGACTGACTACTTCTTCCTTCTTCTTTTCAGAGCGAGGAGTATAGTCAGGAATTGCCGGATTGAATGGCTTTTTCATTTCTGCTCCCTCCACAGTTCAGGTTGTTTGTCATCCTTCTCTTCTGGTTTGTTGTCCCAGTAGAACTTTGGCTGACACTGTACGTGGCAGACTTCCTTCTTGTTCCACAGCTGAGTCTTGAAGTATCCCTTTTCAGGAATCACAGGTTTGTCGCACATAAAGCAGATCACAATGTTCTCCTTTCAAGTGTAAATTCCCACTCAGGATCTAGCCAGATATTGTTGATGATCTTAGCTATCTGTTGTGGGGTGTAGTTTCTAAAAAGTGTGTGCCACGCCCTGTGTTTCGAGATAGAAACATGAGACATGTTTTCATCTACATTCTTACCACCAAGCGAGCGAGGTTTTCGATGGTGCCAGTCATAGTGCTTTCGACTTTTACGTCTCATGATGAACTCCTATTTTGGTTGAAATGATCTAGGTCGTGGCGGGGAGCCTGGTTACTCCCACTTGTTGCCACGTCTAGGTGTAGTGTACGCCTTAGTGAATGATTGTTAGTGTGTATAACATAATGTTATTCACAATAAAATTGTGAATATAAATTAGATGATATTTTTTATACTTTCATTTCTCTAACATCAACGTTTATACATTAGCTCTTTGTGGAGGGGATGGTTTATACGATGTAACACTATACCACTTTTGTCAATAGAATGGTTTTTTGAAAAATTTGGTCCATAGATCGGGCGGGGAGGCGAAAATGCAACAGTTACCACAAAGGGGGACACCCCCCAGCGATTCTATTATTATCAATCAAAGAAAAATAAAAGCAGAGAAAAAACAAAGCAAGCTTTTTAAAAGTCATACCCCTATCAAAAAAACAAAAAGGGGGGAATAAGTAGCAATATAAGGGCTTTTGTAACGTCGCACAATATCTATTTTATGACAATAAGAAAAAAGCTTTATAAATCAAGGCTTTTTGTGTAGCTATTGACAGGCAACAACACAACACCACAAACAGGGCGGGGATTGTGGCGCTTTCGCTCTTTACAATTAGAAAGAAGGTGGCTTTATTTTTGTCTCTACAGAGGTCAATACCCACATTATAATAAATATATATATATTAAAAAAAAATAAAAAAAAAGTATAAGAATGGTTAGGGGGTATTTTTGAAAAATGGAATTTTAAAAAGGAATTAAAAAAAAAGTTTTTTATAAAGCAGTTATTGACCTACGTACAAGGAGAAAATTTTACCACATCTTGACAACAAGTCAATACAGTACTACAATATAATCCTTATTACATAAGGATTATTCTAAAATATATAAGACATAAAAAAAAGTGGAAAAGATATCCACACTCTAGCCTATTGACATATAGAATCATATAGAATAATATATAACTATATAGAAAAGATATAGAAAGTATATCACTACTATATACCTATATATTTTATTATATAGAAAAGCTCCTTAAAAAATAAAAATATAACAAAATGACTATTTTAAAAAATATCACATCACTATTGACATACGTTTTTACAGCTTACGCCATCGCCGTACTTTTTACACTCTACGGCGTGGCGATGGGCTTCATCGCTTCAGATAGTAGCGACATGTTAAGCCAATCAATCCGCTTCTTTTACTCTCTAATAGCATAATATGATAATTATCTTTTTAGATGGTGAAAAGTACGTGGTGGCAAATGTAACAATAGGCTCTAAGCTTGGAGAATTTACAACCAGAGAAGAGGCGGAGAAGTTCATGCACAAAGTCTTGAGTTAGTTAATACATTGAGCTCTAAAGTCAAATTTAGACCTCGCTTGTGTCCGCTAACAGACACAAACAATAAAAAAATGAAAATCATCACATTATCACGTGTTGGATACAACCATCCATCGGGTGCAAACTGGAATTATGGAGTGTTCAAAATTGACTTGATAGACACGAAGCAAAATTATTGCATGTCTCACACAGTCAAAGAGACATTTGGAGGGGACTATCGTTTCAGAGAGGCAATGACATCACAAAAAATAAACGTTATCGAAACGAAGGGGCTCGTGGAGTGTCCGAAGGTAACAGGAATGGCAAAGCTCGACGACATCGAATCAAAGCATTTTATAGCATTGTGTGTTGAGTTCATAAAGGGCAATAAGGCGAAGTAGAGTTATACGTGTCTATGCTTCAATTTTGGAGCATAGCAACGTGTACCGCTAACGGACACGAATAAAAAAATGGATACAACAACACAAAAATTCACAGTCAACATCGAGCAACCTATACTTATCTCATACGAGATAGATGCAATTGACGAGGAACAAGCCGAAGCAATCGCGCGCGAAAAATTTGATAATATGACCCGCGAGGAATTTAACGAGCAAGGAGAATTTGGGACGTACTACCAGATGCAAATCATCAACGAAGCAGGCGACGAGGTGAGTGAGTGGAATTAGTTATCACGTGTCTATGCTTCAGTCACTGGAGCATAGCAACGTGGACGCTAACAAAGCCACGCAAAAAAAATATGGGAATGAGACGCAATATACAAGTTATTTACGAAGAAGAGACTGTAGCAGACGGAGGTACAATGGTTCGTGTACCAGAAAATAGGCCTAGTGTGTACTTCTATACACATTGGGGAGCTGAAGGGCTCGAGGAGACACTAGCAAGCTCATTAGAGCGCGCACGTGACAGATGGGACGATGAGACATATCTCGCACGTGTTATCTTCACAGATATGACAGCGGACGCGGGGGACGACGTAACAGGTTACGGCATTGCGCCATACGTTATGGAAGAGGAGTTTACAACGTTGGTGGTGGATATGAAAGCTAAGACAGTAAACGGCACGCCATACGAGGACTTTATAGCACAGCCGTCAATGTACGGCGCATACGTTGATTAGTTTTTACGCACACACGTTACAAGCTGTAGCATCTCTCTTGCAGTCGGGAGGTACTGGCGCAAGTAAAAAGCCGTTCGATTCGGCACAGGGATGTTACACCTTGTAACGTGGAGCGTGGACGCTAACAAGCCACGACAAAAAATTATGATTACAAAAGACGACATCCTTTTCTCTTCTGGTTATGCTGGAGGGGTAAAGTGTGAAGTGTACGTAGATGGTAAGCATCATGTACTCGAGCTCGACCAAGTAAAGGAAATACTTGAAAAGATGTTCGAGCAGGATGGTTACGAGACATCACAAACTAATAGACAAAAGTATCCACGCATCTCACTCAAGAGTATGGTGTATTGTGCACACTTCCAGTGTCGCAACAAGCGCGAGCTAGGGAGTGATTCATGTGGTGGACATCAATTTTGTGAGTGCGAAAAATTATCAGGTAAGCATTATGTAATGAATCACTAACACTATGGCAAAAGATTATAACTCATGGGGGACACGTGAACTTATTGAACGCATCCACGAACTCGAGGGTATCATTGACGCAAGTCTAGAGGACGTAAAGAAGGGAGGCAACAAGTCTATCCGTATTCCGGTAACATCCAGTGATGCACAGGAGCTACTCGATGGTGGTACTTTCGAATGGACATTTCCAGTAGAAGGTAGTGCAAGCAGTGAATGGATAGACGTGGAGCTAGTGGGGACTGACGAGGAGGAACTTTAAAAACTAACAATAAAATCATGATATATTTTACCGATAACAAAGGGAGAACAATCGACAGGTACACAATGGTGTACAAACACGAAGACGCAGAGCAAAATGAATACTGGGACTTATTCACTATGAGCGAGAACGCTATGAGTCCACAGGGGGTGAATATGTACAGCCATACACTCGAGGAAGAGCCATACATGGAGGGCAATGAGGTGATGATATGCTTCCCTGACTTACCAGCAGAAGTACAGCGAGCCGTTATCGCACGCCTACAAAGCGAACATGACGGTGATGAATACACAGAGTGTACTAATTGTGATAAGCGAATCAACTTAGATACCGAGACATTTTACCCATACGGTGAATGTGAAGAGGGGACAGGTGATTACATTAACCCTGACCAAGCTGATGAACCGTACTGTAGCGAATGTGCTGACTGTGAGGTAGCAACACTCAAGAGCTAGTATTTACACTCAGCCGTCGATCAAAATCGACTGCTGGAATGTGGATACCCACACTAGACATATACATATGAATGTATATACTTACTATATTAACAACCGCAACTATGACAACAACAGAAAAAACAACACCAAAGCCATTCCTTATAACGCTTAAGGATAAGCCGAACGAAAAACTCGACGAGCTACGCCTCGAAATGGGGCTATCGCGCTCAGGAGTAATCGCTATGGCTATCGACCTACTTCATGAGAAGAAGCTCAACAACTATGTAACTGCTATGAAGGAACGCAAGCCACGAGAAGTTCTATCACCAGAAGAGAAAGCTGATAGAGATGCTAAAGGTGAGGTAGCACTCAAGGAACGCAAGCTTCAGATACTCATCGAAGCAGGTAGTGAGCGTGCTAAATTACTCGGAGCAAGTATCGAGGTACTTCCTAACGGCTCACAGATGGCGACATGGAAAGTGTATGCTAAAGAGACACCGCGCTACGTATCAGTAGGAGAACTCGGTAAGAACATCACAGAGATTACAGACCTAGATGTATCATCTCAGTATCGCGGGGGTACACGTGAGGAATTAGAAGCTATCCTTAACGCAAGTTAGGGGTAGAATTATCAACATAAAATAACCGCTTATGTCATCAATAGGAAAGGAGTTAATAGGACACAAAGTAGAAGCTATAAAAATGAACAAAGAGTATCTTGTTTTTAAAACAGATAAGGGTGTCATTGCTTATGGTGTAGATGGTGATTGCTGTTCGCACTCATACTTCTACGACTTCTATGGAGTGGAGAACCTACTCAAAAACGGTGAGATAAAAAATGTTACAGCAGTAAACTTACTCGAAGGTGATTTTAACTCAACACGAGTCATCAATCCTATTGAGCAAACATACATCAATAATGGTGAGCTGAAACTTTATGGGTTTCAAATTACTACTGAAGGTGAGTTCGGTGAGGTAACATCAGTGTTCTCGTTTAGGAACTCAAGTAACGGATACTATGGAGGTGGAATGAATCTTATATCTGTAGTAGATGTGTTCAAATGGGTACAAGAACATCAACAAAAATTAACATTAGTAACTAAGGACATTATAGAATTACAATAAAATTATGAAGAACTTTTTGATCGAAAAACTCGGGGGATATACAAAGGATGAGATGATGAAGGGGATTGAATATACTCTCGAGAGTGTTAATGAACTACTCGATGGTAAGGGGGTAGAGTGGAAAA